CATGAGTAGCTTTGAGGAATTTCTTTACACTCAACATTTAGAAGAAGAAGCTGAAAAAGAAAAGGAACAAATTGATAGACAAGTTTATGAATTGCTGAATAAAAAAAGAGATATTGATAAGGATGTCAAGTGAGTAATAGAATACAGAAAAAGTTTAATAAATGAAATTTTAATTATTAATGAAAATTACATATGAGACAAATAAAATCAGCAAAAATAGAAACAGATTTAGTGGATACATCTCAAAGAGAAGTATGAATTACACCTAAGCAAGTATTATTTTGTAATTATTATATCAAAAATGATGAATTAAGATGAAACTGAACCTTAGCATACAATGAAGCCTTTGATATATGATTAGATGAAAAAAGTAGAGTCAGAAAAAAGGATGAAAAATGAAAAGAAATCTTTTGAACTTCTGAATATGATAAAGCATATAATCTTTGTTCTGTTAATGCATGTAAATTATTAAAACAAACTAAGATACAAGAAAAGAATGTAGAATTGCTTAATGATAAAAAAATAGATTCTAGACTAGCACAGATAATATATAATTGAAAAGATACAGATAGCTTAAATGCTATTAAAATATATAATGATTTAAGAAGTAGAATAAAGAATAAATTAGAGTTATCATGAACAATAAATACAGAAGATGCATCAGCTAAAGAGTGGTTAAAAGAAATACAACAATTAAAAAGTAAACAAAAAGCAAAACTTGAAGAAATGAAACAAACTAAATGAAAAAGTAAAACTAAACTAAAGCAAAATAAAAAGTAATTTATATTAAAATGGAGAGATTATCTATAAAAGAACTAGACCAGTTAGAAGAATACATAGATGAAATGCCAGAAAGTATAGCAGACCAATATGTGTATCGGAGATGATACTATGATATATGATGGTGGAGTGATTACTTTTTAATACACTGGAAGAAGAAATGAGACCAGTATATAGAGAGTCCAGACTTTCATCATCAAATATGGAATATGCTTACTGATGAAGAAATGTATGATATCAATGTAATAGTAGCTAGATGACATGGTAAAACAACAGCATTACTTATTTACATGATATGGAGAATAATATACTTCCCTAAATGGAGTCTAGTATATGTTGCTAATAAGAACCTTTGAGAGAAGTGACTAGGTAAGATAAGAAGAGAACTAGAAACAAATGTGAAGATAAATCATATATATTGAAATCTAGTTCCAGCTAATAGTGATGATCCAAAAGACAAGAAGTTAAATAAATGGAGACAAAGAGAGTTAGAATTTACAAATTGAGCATACATAGAGACAGTAACAAAATGATGAAGTGTAAGATGAGCCAGACCAAAAGAGATTATTATAGATGATCCCCAAGAAAATATAGATGTAACAACACCAGCAAAGACAAATAAATACAACGAGTGGGCTTTTACATCATTATATAATGTTTTACTACCTGGTGGTAGAATGGTGGCATTGTGAACAATTGTATGAAATCTGTGTTTTGTTAAACATCTAAGAGATGAGAAGTGATGGCCTACAGTAGAATATCAAGCATGTGATGAAAACTATAATAACATATTATGGCCAGAAATGTGGGATAGAAAATCACTTATTGAAAGAAAAGATGGTAAATTATACTTAGATCCAGTAACAGGTAAACAAAAAAGAAAAAAATGAATTTGAACTCCATTTTTTAACCAAGAATTCAGAAATATTCCATTAAATACTGCAGATAAGACAGTAAAAGAAGAATGGATAAGATACTATACTCCATGAATAGAATTTGATTATATTATACTTGCAATAGATCCAGCGACTAAAACAAAAGAAAAAAGTGATTTTACTTGATTATGTGTATTATGAGTAAAAGAATATAAGAAGTATGTTATTTATTCTAAGTGAGTGAAGCTATCACCAAGAAACCTAGAGCAGTTTATTATTAATTTAAATGATAAGTTTAAGCCAGATATAATAGTAAAAGAAGATAACATAGAAGTAAAGCTAACAGATGACTTAAAAGCAAGATGACTACCAATAGAGAGTGTATGGGCTCATAAAGATAAACATACAAGACTGCTTTGAGTAACATGAATGATAGAAGTATGAGATGTATATTTTTTGAAAAATAAACAAGAAGAATTAATAGAACAACTAACACAATATCCAGATGTTGAACATGATGATGAAATGGATGCATTAGTATATGCATTGATCAAATCACAAGAATATCTTGATGGTGAAGAATGATGAGATGTAGATGTAATTTAATAAATTAATCAAAAGTATTATGCTAGTAGAAAAAATAAAAGAATATCTAAACAACCACACTATACAGGACTTACATAATGAAACATGAGTATGTCCTGGAGTGTTTTATTCTCTACTTAAGAGAGATTGGAGAAAGTATAATAAGAATACACTAGATATTTTATATGATTTTTTTAAAATCAATAGAGATAACTTTTATAGAGATAATTTAAAGAAATGGTATCCAAAGACACCAAGTCTATTTGGTACATTTATTAGATACAAGAGACTACAACAAGAGATAGATATACATAAACTAGCAAAGAAAATAAAGATGGATCAGAGAGCATTAGCAAGATTAGAAAGTGGTGACTCTCTACCTACATTTGATTGATGGACTATCCAACATCTTATGGATGAATTACAATTTACAGAAGATGAAAGAACTATGACAAAAATATATATAGATACAATGAAAATGCTTGAAAAGACAGTAAAGAAGTATGATATTTAATACAAAAATATATTATACAACATTTTATAGACCAAACCCCCTATTTTTGTCTGCCTTAAAAAATTAAAATGGCTTAAAATAAATAAATCTAACTATTGACATTTATTTGCAGTTTTAAAAGACCAAAAGACATTGAATAAAAACATCTAACTCATATTCTAAAAAAGTATTATTATTTAAATATTTAAAATGACTAAACAAGAAAATAGTGTAGAAATACTAAAGACACAAACTAGTCCATTATCTAAACAAGCAGACCATGATATAAAGACATGAATAGGAACAAGAGCTCCTGAGATATCATTTGAAACATTAACAGATTTATACTACAACAGTTTCATTGTATCATGAATAACAGATAAGATAGCAAACTGAATAGCAAGTTGATTTGAAACAGAAGATGAAGATTTAAAAGCAGTGCTTGACTTAATGGATGAAGAATTTGTATACAGAAACTTTGTTGTTAATGGTAATGCATTTCTAGAAGTGATAAGAAACTGAGAATGAAAGGTAGTTGATGTAGTAAATGTAATTGCAGATACAATCAAAGTAATGGAAGACTGAGACTGATTTGAACAAAAAGTAGATACTGAAACTGTTTATTTCAATACATTTACATCAAGAAAAGATAAACAAGCATTTAATAAAGCACAAGAGAAGTGGGAGAATAGTTGAGCTAGAGAAGATGAATTAGTAAATACATGAAGTTGATGTTGATATAATCCAAACTTAAATGAGATATATCATTTCAAAAACATATCACTAAAAACAAAATATTACTGACAATCATTTTTTGAATCAGCAATAGACCAAATAGTACTTATATGAAAGATAGATAAATACTACCAAAGATGATTTGATAATTGAATGATAAAAGCAAAACTTATATTCCCTAAGAATGAAAAAAAGAAATTTTCTACAGAAGACAAGAAAGTATTAAAAGAATTCATCGCTAACAAGATGAAATGAGTAGATAAATGATTTAGTACAGCAATACTAGGATTTGAAGTATGAGTAGAAGATATTGAGCATGATATTGATGCAAAAGCATTTATTGAATATAGAACTCAATTATTACAATCAGTAGCAATAGCTTTGAATATTCCTTATGATTTATTATTAAGTGATAACTCAAATAAAGCAAGTAGCCAAACAGCTAAAGAATTTTTTAATGAAAACAAAATCCAACCAGCACAAAAGCTACTTATTAAAGATTTTAAGAGATTATTTGAAGATTACGATGTAAATGACCTAAAGTATAGAATAATCGATACAAAAGACCAAAAAGAAGAAATGGAAGTGTGGACATGATATAAAAAGAGTTGAGTAGTTAGTGTTAATGAAGTAAGAGAAAAAGTTTGACTACCAAGAAGAGAATGAAAAGAATATGATGAAATAAAACAAGACAATCCTAAATTTGAAGATATAATGAAAATTGATTGAAGAGATTTTTACAAACAATTAACAGATATTGAACATGATTTATACAAAGATTTATAAAATCAAAATATTTAAAGCAAAACAAAAGCTATTTGATTTATGATGAAAGGATTTAATTAAGTTACAGGATAAGTATATCAAAGTAATAGAAAAAATCCTAGAGAAGCAATATAAATGAGTTTTAAAAGAACTAGAGCAAAATCCAGAAGTTAAATACAATGATTTATATGTAGATCAAGAACAATTTATAGAAAAAGACTTTGAAGATTTTGTAGACCAATTTGTGAATATGGTAGCTGGTGCATTTGCAATATGAATAAAGCAGTTAAATAAGCTAATGAAAAGAGAAGTAACTGTTGAAGCTAATTTTTGATTATCAAATGAAGCTGTTATTGAATATGCAAGATGATATGCAGGTGCTAGAATTACAATGATAGATAATTATACAAAAAAAAGAATAAATAAACTAATCACATTTTGACTAGAAGAATGATGGTGATATAAAAAACTAGCTGATGAATTAAGAAAAGATTATTGATTTTCTAGATATAGAGCAACACTTATTGCAAGTAATGAAATAGGAACTTCATTCATACAGTGAAGAAATAAGCAATTTGAAGAATACAGAGCAGAGTTTAATCCAACTTGATGATGGAAGAAATGGACATCACATAAAGATGATAGAACAACAGAGTGATGTCTTACTAATGATAATGCTTGATGGATTAAATACGACCAAGAATACCCATCATGACATTACAGCCCCCCAAGGTTCCCATGATGCAGATGTACCGAAGACCATAGACTATTTGAGCCATACGAAGACTTAGAATAAAAAGACATTGTAAAAATAATGTCTTTTTTTATATTGAAATTATATTTTATATGATAAAAAATATTAAATGCCAGTAATAACTTGCCAAAGTAATGGTAAACCATGATATAAATGGTGAAGTGAGTGAAACTGTTATACATATACTTCATGAGATGCAGAAAGCAGAAAACAAGCTAAAGAAAAAGCAGAAAAACAATGAAAAGCAATAGAAGTAAATAAAGAAGCAGAAGCAGAAATGAAAATAATAAAAACAGATAGCTCATTCAATACAGTTTTATTTGTAGCATTAGTTCCATTTGAAAAAGATAGGAACTGAGATATAATAACAGATGAAGAAATAACAAAAACAGCACATGACTTTGTGAGAAACTTAGCAAAGAAAAAAGTTAATGTAGATCATGAAGATGATTATATAGAAACAGCTGAATTTGTAGAAAGTTTTATTGCACCAGTAGAAATACCAGTATGACTTGAAACAATTCCAAAAGGTGCTTGGGTAGTATGAATTAGATTTGATGATGATACATACAAAGCAATACAAGACGGAGATTATATTGGTATATCAATAGAGTGAAAATGAAACAGAGAAGAAATGAGTAAATCTTAATAATTAAGATAATTTATATGTTTAATTTTATAAAGAAAATGGTATATAACATAAAAGATGTAATAGTAAATAATATAAGCCTAGTGAGTAAAGGTAAAAAACCAGCAGTACCTAAAGCAGAAACTAGCTTCTCAATATTTAAAACAGCTAAAAAAAGTATTATTACTAAAGAACAAAAAGAAAAATTAGAAAAGATATCAAAAAAATGGAGCAATGATGAATAAAAAGACATTGAGAAAAAAGAGATAAAAGAGAAGATGTGATTAATGTAAAGATCACATACATTACATTTAGTTAATAACAATTTATTTTTATGTTTAAAGATAAACTTAAAAAATTAGCTACTTTGAACAAAGAAGCTGTTGACTTCATGAAAGATGAAAATATTGATAATGCTGTTGAAAAAATGGCAGAAATTCAAGAAATTCATAAAGAAATGGAATCAATACAAAAAACCTTTGATGAAAAAGAAGCTAATATTAAAAAAGAAGCTGATGAAAAGAAAGCTGATGAAGAAAATAAACAAGAAGAAGTAAATAAAATGATGGAAGAAATCAAAAAATATACTTCTATGAATATTTCTGCAGACAGCATAAAAGATTTAATAACTCAATTTAATGAGTTGAAAGAATCAATAACTACTTCTACAGCTACAATTAAAAAACTAGAAGAAGAAGTTGAAGTATTAAAAAATGCTAAATGAACTTCAAAACAAGCTTCAGAAGTTAAAAAAACAGAAGAAGGTAGTGTATTTGATACATTATGGGAATAATTTACTTATATTTTAGTTTAATTATTAAATAGAATAAAAACATGACTACTAAAATAAACAAAGAACAAGAAATAAAAAAAGTATTTAATGGATGAGATGCTTCGGGACTTGTACATTTAAATACAAAACAAGCTGACAAATTTATTGACTATATAGTTGATGAATCAGTTATCTTGAAAGGATCAAGAGTTATTAGAATGAATACTCCTAAACAAGATATTGCCAAAATAGGTATATCAGATGAAATTTTATACCCAGCACAAAGAGGTCAAGCACTAGACTCATCAAAAAGAACTTCAGCTACACCAGATAAAATAACACTTACTACACAAGAAGTTATTGGTGAAGTTAGAATCTATGATGATGAATTAGAAGACAATATTGAATGAGCTTCTTTCAAAGAACATATGATGAAAATGGTAGCTAAAAAGATTTCAAATCAATTAGAAAAAGTTTCATTATATTCTAGAAAAGTTGCAAATCCATCTACATTATTACAATTATTTGATGGTTTTATAAAAAGAGTTGAAACTTCATGAGTAGTAGTAGATGCTGCTGATACTTCTTTATTCTTAGACAGATATGTAGATAAAGAAAAATTAGCTAAATTAAGAAAATCTATTGCAACTAAATTTAGAAGAGTATTAAACAGATGGTATATGGCTGATGATTTAGCTATTGACTACGAAGTTAAATATGAAGCTACAAACAATACAGTAAATAAATATGGTGCATTTGGTATTGATTTTACTAAAGCAAATTTACTTGAAATTGATAGACCAGTAGCAGTTGACAGTGGATTTACTGCAACATTAGGAGCTTCTCCAAGTGCAGGAGATACAACAATAACAGTAGATGATACAACTGGAGCTACTGCAGATGATGTAATCACTCTTGCATTAGATGAAGATAAAACATTTACTACAACTATTGCTTCTGTTACAAATGCAACAACATTAGTATTAGCAGATGCATTACCATATGATTATGATCATACAGATGCAACAGAAAACACTATTACAGAAACAACTGAAGATGGTGCAGATGCATTATTAACACCAGATTATAACTTCATATATGGTATACAAAGAGATATTACAATTGAGCCAGATAGACAAGCAAAATTAAGAGCAACAGACTTTGTTATTACAATGAGAATAGACTTCCAAGTTGAAAATCCAGAAATGACAGGTTTATTGAAAAACTTAAAAGTAAAATAATAGATTTTACAAACAATAAAGAGTCAAGCATAAAGCTTGGCTTTTTTATTACTAAAAAAAAGACATTGAAAAAAACACTAAAAGATATAATCTGCTTTCTGTATTCACAAATACATATTTTATATAAATAAAATTTATTATTATGACAAAAATAAATACAGTGAAATTAGTAAATACTAAAAAAAGAGTATTTAATGGTGTTAAACCAAAAGGGACAATAAATGTGCAAGAAGAAAATGTAGCATTTTATGAAAGAAATTGATTTAAAGTAGTAAATCAAAAAGCACAAGAAGAAAGAGAAGCTCAAAGACAAGCTGAACTAGAAGCGAAAGCAGAAGCAGAAGCTGAAAGATTAGCAGAAGCAGAAGCTGAAAGATTAGAGCAAGAACAAGCTGAACTTGATGCAGAATATGAAGCTAAGCAAAAAGAAGACGAAGAATTAGAAAAATTAAATGGAGAATTAGAAGATGAAGAAACAGAAGATGAAGATGAAGAAGATGAAACAGATTTAAGCACTTTATCATTAGAAGAATTAAAAGAAATAGCATTAGAAAAAGGAATTGCATTTCCAGGTAACATTTGAGCTGATACATTAAGAAAAAAAATAGCAAATCAATAGAAAAAATATAAGAAAGGAAATTAATATATGATAAACATAGTTACAATGACTGTAGAAGAAGTACTAATACTAATCCAAAACCACTGAATATCTTTTTTTATTACATGAGTTTTTTTGTATTATATAATTAAAATAGTTAATTTATATTATACAAAACTAGAGAAGAAGATAGTCAAGGATCATGCCAAAGATTTAAAAGAAAACTGGCCTAAAACAATTGAAAAAAACAATATGATACATCAGTTATTATATAAAGCTTTATACAAGTATAATTGAGATAGAGCATATATATATGAGTATCATAATTGATGACATTCAATAAGTGGTATAGATTTTCTTAAATGTAGTAATACATTTGAAGTATTAAATGAGAATGTACAACAAAGACAACACAAATTACAGTGACTACCGATAGGTATGTTTGCTTTCTGGAATATGAAAGTATTAAATAAAAAAACAACATTTGTGCAAGATATAGAAGATATAAAACATGAAGACTTTACAGCATATCAAATGCTAAAGCAACAAGACATAAAAAGCACATTTTTAATATGATTATATGATGCACAGAATAATCCTATATGATTTTTTGGTATAGATTATACCCAAAATAATATTGAATGAATAGATGAAGCAGAAATGATAAGAGAACTAGAGATAGAATCTTATAAAATAGCATGATTATTATATTAGACATTGTAAAAAATATCACAAACTAGTATATTGTAAATAATTTATAACATAAGAGATAATATGGAATATACTACAATAAATAATTTAAAAGAATATTTATGAATTGATGTAGCAGATTATGATGATATACTAGAAAAAATGATAAAAAGAACTACACAACAATTTGATAAATATTTATGAAGAAATCTAGAAGAAAAAACATACACAGAATATGCTATACTAGATGAAGAAAATATAATTATAGTTGATAAATCACCACTTATATCAATTGAGAACTTAAAAGAAAAAAATAACACCTGAGATGTTATAGAATACGAAAGAATAGATTGACAAATAATCTTCTTAAAAAATGAGTATACATGAACTGCATATATTGAATATAAAGCATGATATACTTCCCTAGATGATATACAAGACATAGAACAAGCATGTCTTGAAGTCTGTAAGGATTTATGGGATAACACACCAACAAGTGGTAATGAAGCAAATATAAAAAGTAAAAAAATAGAGACATTATCAAAAACATATTTTTCTAAAGATGAAATGGCTTGATGAATAAGTATAAATTTTAGAGAAACACTTGATAATTACATAACAATTAATCCCTTAGCAATATAATTATGGCTAAAAGTTTATTAAGCAGTTTTCAAAATGATTTCAATAGAACAATAAGTATCTATCCATTAGTGAAAACTAAAAATGAAATATGAGAAGAAATAGAAGACTGGCCAACAGCAAGTGAGACATGAGTTAGATGTTTATTATTATTAAATAAGCAAAAATATGATGCATATGTATCAAATGCAGTAGAATATATTAAAACTACTCATAAGATAAGAATGGACTTCTGACCAACAATAGAAGAGTGAGATAAAATACAAGATAATAATGGAGTTTGGTATACAGTTAAATTTGCTGATAATGCTCCATGATTTGATGGAGTAGATGATCACTTATTAATATTAGCTGATAAGATAGAAAAATAATGGCTAAAGTTAAATTTAATCAAGCAAAAGTGGACTTTGCAATGTGATGAGCCTTACTAGACTCTGTACAATTTTTAACTAAAAAGGTTAGAGATATAACACCAAGAGATCCTAAAAGACCACCTAAGAACTTACAAGCTAAAGTGACTTGAAATCTTAAAAACTCAATTGACTTTGAAAAAACTAGTGAATTTTCTTATAAAATAGGTACAATACAAAACGAAGCTGAATATGGTAAATTCTTAGAGTTTGGTACTGCATTCATGCAACCAAGAAGCTTTGTAAGAAAATGAATTATTGATAATAAAGATAAAGCATTAACCAACTTTGAAAGAAGGTTCAAACAGCTGATGAAATAAAGACATTGAAAAAAAACAATATTTACTAAAAATGAAAACCATGATAAATGTAAAAAAGTTTATTTTTGATAAACTCAGAAATGAACAAGCATTGTCATCATATGTATGAACAAGAATATATCCACAAGTAGCACCACTAGGTAGTCAGTGGCCATTAATTGTTTATAATAGGATAACTCCAGGTAAGCTTGATTTGAAAGGAATCAGAAATGAATACTTCCAAATAAGTATATGGAGTAAAAGCTCCCTAGAAAATGAACAAATAGTGGGTGTGATCACCTGACTATTTAACTGATTAAAAGAAAAACCAGTAAAGCATGTGGATATACAATGAGTGGATGAAAGCTATGATGCTGATACAGAAACTTATTGAAATCATGTAAGCATACATATAAAACTTTTAGATGTTTAATTCTTAAAAAAAGAAAAAAATGCAAAATACTATACAAAGAGTAAACTCTGTAAGGTTTGGTTCATGAATTTTATATATATCTACTGATGGTGGAGTTTCATATACTAATTTATGAGCAATTACTAATGCAAACTTAAGTGTTACAAAATCTATTATAGAGTTAGTATTAGACAATGCTAGAAGCAAACCTAGAGTGCAAATAGATGAAGCAGTATTCTCTTGTAACTTATATGAAGTAGTTATGGAGAATTTACAATCAATAGATGGTATTGCAGAATACTCAACAGTAGATGCTACTCAACAAACAGTAACAGGAGAAGAACTAGGAACTGGATGGACAGTAGACCAACCAATCAAACTAAAGCATAAACAATGAGATAATACTGAAGTTATAGACTTAGTTGTAAATGCAGATTGAGTTGCATTATTAGATACTAATTATAGAACTTTTGTTTGAGAAGATGGATACACTTATATATTTCCATTAACTGCACAAACTTGAGTATTAGATGCAGACTATAAATACACACCATTAGCAAGTAAAGAACAAATATATAAAGATATTAAGAAAACTCTTGCAACTTCAAGATTTAAATTTGAAAATACTGATGAAAATGGTAAAGTATTTGGAATAGAATTCTATGAATGATATAACAGATGAAATATAGATGCAACATTTGTACCAGATAATACTACTGATGATGCACTTAATATTCCAATAGAGATTAAAGCCTACCCACAAGATTTAACACAAAATCTATTCAGAATCTACGATGAACAAGATGTATAATCAAAAGACATTGAATAAAACACAAAAAGCATTACTTTTTAAGAGTAATGTTTTTTATTATTTAAAAATTAACATATGGCAGTATACGATTTAGACAAAAACGAAAAAATAGATGATTTTACTATTAATTGAGTAGAATATCAAGTTGGAGAAATACCAATAAGGATTATAGAAAAAATAATGCAAATCAAAGTCTGATTATTTACAAAAGATGAAGAACTACTGAAACAATGGAAACCAATTTGTAAGGAGCTTTTAGAAGTTAGAAATCAAAATGTAAATATTGATAATATACAAAAAGAAAAATTACTTGCATTAATAACATATATAAGATGAAAGATAGAAAAACAACAATACTCATAAGACAAAAGCATACTTTTTTATACCACTGAGAAAAGTTTTATTGTGCAGATATTACACTAGAAGATTATTTATTATATTTAATAGATCCAGAACAAGCATGGGAGAAAATACTAACTGAATATAATGATGAAATACCAAAGATAAATAAGAGACAGCAAGAGAATTTATTGAAAATACTTTTCTATAATGAAGAAGAAGAAAAAGAAATGCTCAAATGACTCACAGAGACACAAAGAAAGATAGCAGAGTATAAAAACAAGCAAAAGAAGAAAAAAGAAAGCACAGAGCAAAATATGGAGAAATTCTTACAAGATTTTCATCTTATGGAGTGACAAATGTCTCATCACTTGCATAATTCAATAAGTGAGATGAGAAAATGGCCTTATCAGTATTTTTTTAATATATATAATGATTTGCCATATATACTAGGAGCAAAAGAATATGATGAAAATAGAAATTCAAGCACTCCTGATAAAAAGAAATTTAAAGAAGAACTTTGAGATTTTTATAAATAACAAATAAAAAATGCCAAATATATGAGAATTATCAATGGATGTAAAGGTTGATGAGTGAAGCCTTAGAAAATCCACTAAAAAGGTACAAGATACTTTTAAAAAAACCTGAGATAGTGTAGAAAATAACTTCACTAAAAAAACAGAAAAATGAGCTGGTAGGATTAGATCATCATTTTCATGATTATGATGAATAATTGCTGGTGTTTTTTCTATAACTGCAATAACACAATTTACAAAAAGCCTTTTTTCTTTATGAAGTGACTTAGAAGAAGTATCAAGTAAATTTAATGTAGTTTTTAACTGATCAGAAAAAGTAAGACAAAACTTTGAAGATTTAGCAGTTGCAACAAATAGAAGTAAACTTGACTTAATAACCTTTGGTAGTGATTTATGAGATGTACTTAAACCATTATGACTTGCACAAGAAGAAGTTGATGGATTATCTGTATGACTAACTAAATTAGCAATAGATGTAGCATCTTTTAATAATGCTAGTGATGCACAAGTTATAAATGCATTTAGAAGTGCATTAACATGAGAAAGAGAAGCATTGAAATCATTAGGTATAGTTATAAGTGAAGCAGATGTAAAACAAAGAGCCTATAATTTATGATTACAAGAAAGTTGAGCAGAATTAACAAAGCAACAAAAAGCACTTGCAACATATCAATTATTACTAGAGAATACATCAGATGCACAATGAGATGCTGTAAGGACATCAGAAAGCTTTGCTAACCAATTAAAATGATTAAGAGGTGCTATTAAAGATGTTTTTGCAAATGCTTGACAAAGTGTAGCACAAGAAACATCATGAATACTTAAAAAACTAACTGTATTTGTATCAAGTTATTGAGAAGCTATAATAACAACGATAGCTGAAACATGAAAAGTAATAGCAACATCAATATGAGATTTACTAAGCACATTTTGAGAATTATTTGCATTTGTATGATCATGAACAACTGAAACAAATGACAACCTAGCAAATACTGCTTATTTCTTTCAAAAACTAGTGCAATGATTTGGAGTTTGAGTGAAATTAATATCAACAGCAATTAAAAGCTTGGTAAGTATAGTAGCTGTTGCAATGAATGCATTTATTCAATACTGGAAGTTTGCATTTAATAGTATTGATGAAGCATGGGGAATTTTAAAAGGGAGTATTCTATGAACTCTTAAAACCATTATAGATGGAGTAGAATTGTGAGTAGATACAATATGATTATTATTTAAATGAATGGCTGAAGCTGTTGTTTGAGTATTTAAATGACTTGCAGATAATACGAGTGTAGCAATTAAGAAAGCAGTAAATGTAGCAATAAAAGGGATTAATTGATTTATTGATTTAGCAAATAAAATACCAGGTGTTGATATAAATAGAATAGTTCCCCTAGATGATGTAGATTTCAAACCTTTTACATTAAATATAAAAAAGAATTTATGAGAAGTATGAAAAAGATTTAAAGAATTTGGTGCAGAAGCTAAATGAAACTATGAATCAGTATCACAAAACTTTGGTAAATTAAACAATGATTTTAAAGATTGATTAAATAATGTGGTTTGAGTATCAAAAGAAGCTTTCTCTGATATGTGAGACCAATGGACTGAGTTTTGAAACTATGTGCAAGAATGAAATGACAGAATAAATAAATCAATAAAAGACTGAGCAAAAAAAGCAGAAGAAAACACAAAGAAATATGAAGAATGATACTTCAATATACTTGATATATTAGATAAATATAAATGATCAGTAGATGAATCAAATGATAAAACAGAAGAGCAATGAGAAATAGCAAAAGAAGCTGTAGATGAAATAAAAAAACAATATAAAGACTGGCAAGATGCACTTGAAGAAATTGATAAGAATCAAGAAAAATTAAAAGATAATATAAAAGAATATAATCAAGAGATAAAAGAGTCTATATTATCAATTGAATCTGAATTATTAAGTTTAAATTCGGAATATCAAAAAACAATTGACTCATTAGATCTAGAATGACAAGAAAAACTAGCTGAAAGATATGTAGAAGTACTAGAAAAACAAAAAGAAGTTTTAAATGACATAAATGAAATAGAACTAGAAGCTAAAGAAAGTGAAGAAGAAAGACAAGAAGATTTAGAAAAGATAAATGAACAAATAGAAGTACAAGAACAAAAAATAAGAGAAATTACAGATAAAACAAAAGAAAGCACTAGATTATCATTACAAAACAAATTAGAAGATTTAAAAGCAACAAGAGAACAATTAAAAAATTGAGAATTAAGTCTAGAACAAACTAAAAAAAAGATAGAATTAGAAAAACAAGCTCAAAGACTTGCAGAAGAACAAAAACTTATTGAACAAGAGACAACAGAAGCCCAAAGACAAGAAGCTCAAAGAGTTGCATGACTTAATGAAGCTGAACTTATAAAAGAGACAACAGAAGCTAAAAAACAAGCAGAAAAAGAAAAGTTTGAAGCTGAAAGAGATAGATTAACAAGATTACAAGAAATAAATGAATATTTCTTAAATCTAGAAAAATTAAACGAAGAATCACTTAATGCATTTTTGAACGAAGAAAGATACAAACAACTAACTAAAGAAGAACAAGATTTAATATTAAAATTAGCAAAAGAAAAAATACAACATACAGCTCAAAAAGAAGCACTTATTCAAATGCAAAGAGAAATAGCAAATGCAACTATTGCATTATCTAATTGAGCAACACAAATACAGCTAAATAATATTAATAATCTAAAAGAAGAATATGCATCTCTTATATCAAGTATAAACAGTGCTATAGAAGCTCAAAGAAGACTTAATTCTGTAAAAAGCCAGTCAAGACAATGATTTGCACAATGATGATTTACATGAACATGATGAACAAATGAAGTGGCATGAGTAGTACATAAGGGAGAATGGGTAGCACCTAAATGGATGGTGAATAGTATGAGACCAATATTTGAATGATTAGAAAGCAAAAGAACTAAATGATTTGCTGAATGATGATACACAAGTAATACGAATAAAACTCAAAACAATAATATAACAGTAAATAGTCAAGTTGACCTTAGAGCATTTATAGATTATGCTAAATGGAAGCTATAATAATATTTAATTAAACTAATATGATTTGAAAAAATTTTAAATACAAATGACAAAACATAAGTAGAACAACTGCAGATTATAGAGTTTGACTTGATTTGGTTAACTGGAAGTGATTAGATACAACAGACCAGATAGATAATGTGCAATGATATCATTGAATAAAGCTCTCCCCTACTTATGCAAGATGAAGAAGAATTGTTATTGAATGAGTAATAAGAGCTGATACTAAAGCCAAATCTAGTAAATGAATTGATTTTTTAGAAAATTTATTTGCACTGCAGGGGACTACTAATCAAGTAGAGTTAAATCAATTTCTTGTTACAGATGAACAAGATAGGACTTGGGAGATATTTGCAAAAGTAAAAGAACCACTTGAAATAGAACTCGCAGATGATGATTTTATGCAATGAGCAGATAGAAGATTTAGAGTAGTATTGCAAAGTGAAGATCCTAGATATTTTAACTCTATAGAACAAGAGTCTACATGAGTAGAAGCTAGATATGGTTGAGTTAAACTATGAACTAAACTATGAATTAAATTAAATGAAAATTTAAATGAAATACAAGTAATGCCAAGCTGAAATATAGTATCACCTCTAGAATTTACAATAACAGCTAAAGGAGACATAAACACTCCTTTATATATTAAAAATATTACAGATAACACATATTTTTGACTTGATATAGATGCAGTTGCATGAGATGTGATAGTTATAAACTCAAATCAAAAAACAGCAACTAAGAATTGAATCAATATACTTGCAAATAGAATAGCTGGTAGTACATGGCTTAAGGCATTATGAACTAACTACTTTACTATATACGATAAAGACTGATGACTTGCAGAAAGTGACTTTGATGTTAAGATTTTGTATAAAGATATTTTACTATAATAAAAATTAAAAAATGTATATAGCATATATTTATGACCTTAATTGAGATATAATAGCACAGGTAGAAGATATACTTGACTTAAGAATACTAGATAAACTAAATGGAGTGTGAACTGCTTCATTTAGTCTTTATCATACAAATGATTATTGTACTAGAACTTATATAAAAAAATATAGAAGAGTTAGATTAGTTATGAATAAGCCATGAGAAGAAAAAACAATGTTTGACGGTGTTATTAGATGATCAGGTTGAGATTTAGAAAAAACAACAATACAACTAGAAACATTTGAGCATTTATTAGATAGAAGAGAACTACATTTAGAATATATATATACAAATGAAACACTAGATAATATTATAAACGAGTTAATAAATCATATAAATTGAATATATGATACTTGAATAACAGTTGACTGCTGAATTACTGATGTTTTAACAGATAAGAAGTATGAGATTTGAACAAGTATTTTACAAGTTTTGCAAGATTTAGAAAAAAGCTGATATGAATATATTATTGAAAATAAAGTCTTGAAATTAAAACAAACAGTTTGAATAGATAGAAGTAGTTGACCAGATTTTATAGAATATAGATATGATATTAATGAGCCAGAAGATAGAAGTATTAATACTGCATGATTTACATCTGATGGTAAAGAACTAGCTACATGAGTAGTTGGTAAATCATGAACTAATTATTCTATAAAAGAAGATGCAACATCTAAAGCTGAATATTGATTAATAGAAGAAACGACAGTTACTTCATGAGATATTGAAAATGCAACAGATAAATATTTACAAGATCATAAACAAGATATTATAGAATACAATATATGAACTACAGCTAATGATTATTTTGATGCAAATTTATGAGATTTAGTGAAAGTTTATTTATTTACTGGTAATGATATAATGTTTTTTGATTGAGCCATGAAAGTAGTAGAAAAAGAATATATTGCATGAGATTTGCCAGATATTAAATATAAATTATCTACAACTAAAGTAAAAACTAAAGATATTATTGAAACAATAGCAGATATGCAAAACAGAATACAATGACTAGAGTTAAAATAAAGACATTGAATAAAACAAGTATTTATTTAAAATAAAAGAGTTTATAATTTAATAAATTAAGAAATGCAAAGAATATGATTACTTAATGGTAATAATATAAATTATGACAAAGATTTTTCTGCATCCACTTTGCAAATAATAAATCAATGAATCAAAGAATGATTTAATATAATATGAAGTGGAGCAACTGCAGAAATATGACCAGGTAAAGCATTTATTGAATGCACCAGAACAAATGGAGAAAAAACAATGGTATTTTTTGAAAATACAGAAAATGTATCTTTTGATTTATCATGAACAACTAAAGTATTTATTGAAGTAGACCAAGCTAAACTAGATGATGGTAGCAATAATGCAGAAGATGGAACATGAATAGCAGAAATTAAAACTGCAAGTAGTTATCCAAGTAATAATTATATAGCATTATACGATGTAGTATCATGAAATGCAACAGATGAAAGAATAAAACCAAAAATCAAAAGAGATTTAGCAAAGTCTTGAAATGTAGTGCCAACAGCAGAAGTAATAACTACCTCAACTAACTACACATTTACTTGAAACGAAACAAACAACACACTTTTTAAAGTAGATACAACTTCTTGAGATATAACTTTAGACTTAGATTTAAGTTTATTCCCAACTACTAATTGATTGTATCAATTTACAATTTATAAAGAAAGTTGAGATACAAATAAAGTTATTCTTGATTTATGAACAGCTACAATAGATTGAAATACAACTTATGAGTTATCAACACAATATCAAAGTGTAACTTTTGAAATAGAAAGTAATACAATAGCCAAGGTTATTTCTACTAGTAATGCGCCGAGTTGAGTTGATATAGCTTGACAAACAGAGATATTTTCAAATTTACTTACAGATGAATTTATTTTAAATAGAGTTTGACAATGAAATTTTAAAATAAATTTTGCTTGATTATTTTGATATTTTTGAGATTGAAGTGATTGAGATTTAACTATATTAAATTGAGAAACAGTAACATTAACAGCTTGACAAGTATATTATTTTAATAATGTAACTATTGAAAATGGTTGAACTTTAGATTTTACTTGAGATTGAGTTTGTGATATAAATGTAAGAGAAAAATTTATAAATAACTGAACTGTTAATTCAATATGAACTAGAAAATCTCATTCTTCGTATTCTTTTACATTTGCTTGATTAGAATATACAGCTACACCTTGAGCTGTATGAACTGCTTGAAATTGAGGAAATTGATGAAGATGATACAGTTCTTCTTATAGTTCAATTCCTCTTTGAGGAACTTGATATGATTGATTTTGATGATGAGGTTGATGAGGTTGAGCTTGAAGTAAATATTGATGAAATTGAGGTCTTTGATGAACTCCTTGAGGACTTTGATGAACTTGAAATATATGAGGTTGAGATTGATGAGATGCTTATTGAAATAATTGAATAGATTGAATAGAAGTGAGTGCAAATAGTCAACTTAATTGATGAAGTTGATGAATAAGTGCTTGAGGTTGATGAGCAGGTTGGTCAGGTTGAAGTTTGTATGAAAAATTAAGTTGATGATGAGGTTGAGCTTGATGAACTTGATGATATACTTCGCTTGTTATAATAAAGGCATTAAGAATAGAATGAAGTTGAGATTTTAATTTAAATTGAACAAATTGAACAAATTGATGAAATTGATGAAATGCTGCGAATAATTGATACTTAAATGCATATATATCTTGATGAGGTTGATGAGGTTGATGAGGTTGATGAGGTTGATGAGGTTCTCTATTAATAATAACTACAACGACTTCAAATTCTTATGCTGTATCGAATTCTTGATGAGCTTGATGAACTTGATGAGTTTGATGACTTTGATTAAGATGAGATTGAACAAATCAACAAAACTGAGAACCTTGAACAGACTGAACAGCTTGATGAGATTGAAACTTTACTTTTGTAACTTTATAATATATGACACAAATACAAGGATTAACTCCACAACAATTAGAAGAAATAGAGCTTTGATATAAGTATATTGTAAATGATAATAATAAGTTACAAAGATTGTCTACAAAGAAATCAGACTTATACGAAGTATACAAAAAATTCAATGATACACTAGAAGTTATTAACTCTAAATACACACAAGTAGAGAAAGATAGTTTTGAAATTAAAAGACAAGAAGCTGAAAAGGTTTTGAATGATGAAAATTATATATCATCATTCTTAACAGCTTTATGTGTAGAGTGAGAAACTCAAACTGATTTAGCTAATAAAATTATTGAAAACTCAAATGCTTATCAAGAACTTTATGCTAATGCAGAGAGAGAATTGAGAAAAGATTTAAAAGCTATTGAAGAAAAATATGCAAGTTAAAATAATTAAAAATTGACAAGTAAAAAAAATTATGGGTACTAAATACTTTATAGTAACCGATAGTTTTATATTCTTGTTAGAACACTATTGAAACAAATATACAATAGAAGTGCCTATTAATTTTATAACTGATTTTTGAAGTATACCAGCTATATTTTGGTTTTTTGATAAGACTAAATATATTAGTTATATAATGCATGATTATTTATACTCATATATATGACAAATAGAATCAATTAAATGAGTTTACAGATACGATAGAAGTCTAGCTGATGACATACTAACAAAATGATTAGAGAACGAGTGAATGAACAAAATATGATACTCTATTGTTAGAATATGAGTAGAGATATGATGACATAATCATTATAAAAAGAAAAATAAAGAAATATCAGAGTTAAAACTTAAATTAAATATTAAATAAATTAATATGAATAAATTAGAAAGAAGAAAAGATTTTATATATAATCAAAATGTAAGTAATAAGTTTGCATCTGATTGTACAGTATTTAGTATATTACAAATATTTTGAATAACTTATGATGTATGGACTAAATACTCACTAGCTAATAAAATTGTAGATTTTTTTATTAGAATATGAAAACTATTCAGCTGGTGAGCTAGTTTTATTGTTATATATAATGCAACTGCTTTACAATTACAATTAGTATTAAAAAGAAAAATAAAAGAAATAGAAAAAGCAACATGAAAAAATATTAATATAGATTATTCAGTAGATGTATTGAAATATAATTTATGATCTACAGTACTTGAAGATTTATTAAAAAAATGAT